AGGCGGTGGCGTCCTATTAAACAGACCGAATTGGGAACCCGGCAATAGAGAGACAGTAAATGACATCGACAGCCTGCTCGTGAACTTCTGGAAAGCGGTTAAGCTCCACCCTCGGAAGTTGGCAAGGGTAGCCGATTATCCCGTGATCGAACTCGACCTGCACGCCCGCCACAAATGGTTGGTCGAACAGCGAGAAACCATTCGGGAACGAATCAGAACGGACGAGGCTTGGTGTGATCCCATCGTCGCTGCCTGGTGGGTGTGGGGAATCAGCCAGTGGATCGGCGGCGGGTGGTGTGCAAAGTGCAGCACTCAAAGCCGAAAAATGCCGAGTTCGCACGGTCGTGGCGTCCACCGACTTTCTCATCAACGTCCAGATTTGGAAGGGAGTGGCATCCATCGTCGTGGAGACGAAAATCAGGGCGAATTCCTTCGTGAGTATTTTCGTGTGCTTTCGGCTCGCCTAAGAGGTGTCCGCATTTTGAGCGGGGATTGGTCCAGGACCGTCACGCCCGCCGCAACCTTTCGGCACGGACTGACCGGCGTGTTTCTCGACCCGCCCTATACGGAAGAGTCGGGTCGCAAGGCTGGACTTTACGCCGAAGATGACCTGGAGGTCGGTCATCAGGTCCGGGATTGGGCAGTAAAGAACGGAAAGAACCCGCTGCTTCGGATCGCTCTTTGTGGCTACGAGGGTGAATACCGGATGCCGTCAAGTTGGTCGGTCTTTGAATGGAAGTCACAGGGCAGCCGCAACGGGCAGAAGGAACGCATCTGGTTCAGCCCGCACTGCCTTCCATAACGCACCGGAAAGTCACCGGAGACCAACTGCCGCTTGTTGCGAAAGTTGAAGTAGTTGCAGGCGTCAGTGTATTTGCAACTACACACGCCGAGGCAACGAATGCGACTCGTGCATTGAGAACGGCAGCAAACGGGAACACCGGTGGTTGTCAACGGTGATCGTCGGACGACCGGTGGAATAGCTGCTCCATTTGTTCTCCTTAATTGCGTCAAGCCGGAGTCTTACTGTTCATCGTTGGGCATTTGGGGTTCAAAAGACCCCGCTTGAAGGAGTCAGCAGTGTCAGGAAATCAGTTTGGGCAAGAACCCAAAGACCTCAACCGCATTCTGCGGCATCGAACGCCGAAGGAACGTGTCCGGCAGCGGCGGAAGAAGGGAGACGATGGCCGGAAGAAACTCGGTCGTTGCTTCGTCCAGAAACGAGCGGTCCCGCCGACGGTGCAGCAATTCTCCAAGTACCAGCAGGCGTGGGAGTGGTTCAACGCCGAACTCTTCGGCGGCACGCTCAAACCCTGCCTCCTGAATTTCTCTCGGCATCGAGGCAGCTACGGCTTTTTCACGGCAGAGCGCTGGCACAGCGACCAGAAGGTGATCCACGAGATCAGCGTCAACCCCGACAGTCTGGGCAGGCAGCTTGAAGAGGTGCTGGGCACGCTCGTTCATGAAATGGTCCATCAGTGGCAGCAGGACCACGGCACGCCGCCCCGCCGTTGTTATCACGATACCGAGTGGGCAGAGAAGATGGTGGAGGTCGGCCTTGTCCCCAGCGACACCGGCGAACCTGGAGGACGACCGACGGGGCAGAGCATGTCGCATTATATCGACCCGAAGGGTCCGTTCCTCGTCGCCCTCAAGCGTATGCCCAAGGAGTACGTCCTGCCGTGGGCGAGCGAGGGACCGAACGATAAGGACAAACCGAAGAAGCCTCGACCCAAGAAGTTCAAGTTCACCTGCCCGGATTGCCGGACGAAAATCACCGCCGAGGTCGAAGAACTCAACGCTACCTGTGACGACTGTGGAGAACGTTTCCTTAACCCTGAAGAACTTCGAGAAGAACTGGAGAACCGTCGTGAAGATTAAGCTGACCGCAGAAGACCGTGAGAATCTGGCTGCACTGGTAAAGAAGTACCGGGCGATTGAGGACAGAGTGAAACTTTGTGCCGGGGGATTCGGCAATGGCGTCTACATTTGGGGCGACGGCGGGATCGGGAAAAGTCACGCCGTCATCACCACGCTGACGGCGATGAAAAGGAAATTCATCCTGCACAATACCCGCCTTTCGGCTCCCTCATTTTTTACAAGCCTGGAAAAACATCCCAAGTACGACCCGCACCTCATCGAAGACGTGGAGAATATCTTCAACGAACGAGCCAACTTGAACCTGCTTCGCAGCGCCCTGTGGGGCCAGAGAGACAAGACGGGAAAGCAGCGCCGGATCGTGACCTACGGAATCTATCCCACCGAACGGATAGTTGAAGTGGAGTGCCCGATCATCTTCACCGGCAACCGCCCGCTGGCAAACATCCCGGAGCTTCGGGCGCTGGCGACCCGCATCCCGACCATCCACCTTGCAGTGACCCGTGAGGAGATTCTGGCGCTGATGAAGCAGATGTGTCAGAAGGACTACCGCACGGACAAGGGTGTTCTTTCTTCCGCTTTGTGCGGTGACGTTCTCGACTATTTCTTGGCGGCGTATCCCCAGGATCGAATATTCGACATTCGGATTCTGATTCGGTGCCTCGACGACCGCCTCGGCGTGCTGAAGCTTGGCAAGGAGATTTCGTCCTCGTGGAAGGAGTTGGTCTTGGCACAGTTGACGGGGAGCGTCGAGCCGCCTGTGAACCGTACAGACGAAACGAACCGGGACATGAATGTCGCCCTGGAGCTTTCCAAATCGAAGCTGTCGAAGGCGGAGCGTGTCAAAGAGTGGAAGAAACGCACGGGAAAGTCACCGGATACCTACTACCGCTTGTTGCGGAAGTTGCAGTAGTTGCAAACGTCATTGTACTTGCAAGTACACACGCCGCTGCAACAAATGCAACTCGTGCAACCGACATGAGTGCCGAAGGAAACTTTTCCATGAACAGCAGCAACATCGTCTTCGACGACCAGGGTTTTGAGCAATTTCTCCCCGTCGCTGGCATGACCATAGAAGCGGTAAAGCATTCACTGCGGGACTCGCTGAATATCCCGTACTTCTCCGACGCCGTTGTCAACGGCACCGTTCTCGGAGTCGAATACGTTCTTCGTAGTGGCGATCACCTTCAGTTCCGAAAGCGCTTCGGCATGAAGGGCGCTGATGACCGGTCCTACGAGGAGCGGGAGGCGGAAGGACTCATCAACGCTTACGACGACTTGGCTCGGATCGCCGCCGAGGTCAAACGCCGCAAGCTGCCCAAGGACCAGAGCATCGACCTCATGGGGGTAAGGGTCCGCAAGTGGGCTGTCGAGCATTTTGGGAAATCTGACGCCAGAGCCGGACGAACCTTGGCCGAGGTCGTGAAGCAACTCAAAGCATTCAACGCTCGTCTCCGACTCATCGAAGCACGTCAAAGAGCCGCCGCTCGTGAGCCACGGCTGACCGAATCCGCATCCGGGTCGTCAGGCCGAGGCAGCGAATCGGTCCCAGCGAAATCCGAATCGACAAAGCTGACTCCTCGGTGGCAGGTGATCGAGGCCGAGGGCGTCGTCGTGCATCGTGGGGTTCGTTACGCCCTCGATCAAGTCGATTTGGCGATTCTCGACTGTCTTGTGGCGGCCAACGGGGGCTGGGTGTCAACAGACGAAATGCGGTCGAGAAAGAAGATTCTCGAACACGAGGAACGAATTGACCGGCTGATCGGAAAACTCAAACGGGAAAACCGGTGGTTATCAAAGGCAATCGACGGACGACCAGGACGGGGCTTTAAGATCATCCTGGAATAGCTGCTCCAGTTGTTGTCCTTAATTGCGTCACGACGGTTTCGTAGAGTTCATCGTCAGGCGCTCGGATAAGATCCCGTTTTTGCTCTGAAAGGAAAGATGACGATGACCATTTGCATCATTGAAGAAATGGATTGTTCTAGTCGTGGATTTGAGCCTCTGGGATTTGTAGTCTGCCCGGAAGGCATGGGATTAGAGCAAGGGGCCAAAGAGATTAGAAAGCTGCGACGAGAATATGAGGCCCTGCCGGACGAAACCAAAGATGATGTCGGCGATCTATTCGATTATCTGGAAACAAAGGGGTTCAAGGAGAGTGACAACGACGAACTCGGCTGGATGGTTTTGCCGATGGACGAAGATGAGAGTGACGATGAATAATTCGGCCCGCACTGGCCATTAGGCAGTTGTAGACTAGGCTCCTGAAGCGAGTACGTTTGGAAGAGAGGACAAAAACATGAATGACAAACCAGATGACAGCGGATTACCGGCAGCGATAGCGGATGTCCTTCCGGATCAAGACCACTACTGGCAACTCTGGAACGGTGGCCGCTTCGCAAAGCACGGCACGAGTCCCGATTGCAGTGGCTTGCTGGTGTTTGCCCTTCGGGAGAAGGCCGAGATTTTCGGCCTCACCATCGCCGAGAAGGACGAGAAACACGACTGGGAACCCGTTGAAGTCACGAAGGAGGAAATGCTCGAAGGCTTTCGGGCGTATCGTGGGATCTGTGTGGTTGATGGGTCAAGAGTCGTCGTGGTGAACTCTGAACGAACGTGGTGAATGGCAACCAGACCGTAAGGCACCCCCTTGTGTTTCTTGGAAGGAACGAGCGATGAAGAAAATGACCCCCGAAGAAGAAGACGAATTGGCAAATGCACTAGACGCCTACACCGATCCGACGAACCCCGAATACGATCCTGACTTTGACAGGGAAATCCGTAGGTTGCGGCCTGACTGGTTTGAGCCGTCTGACACAAAGGAATGAGTTGCACGAGGGCGTGGCGTCACCCTGACCGCTGATGGCGACATTCCAGGAGATCAATGATGTCTGACCCCACGGAAGCACTTCGCCGCCACTGCACCGCCCTGCCGCCCGGCCCGGTCGCCGACGTTCCCGCTCTTGAACGCCTTCTCGCCGCCGCCTGGGACGCCCTCGCTGGGGACGACGGCGGCATGGAAGCCCACAAGCTCCTGAACCGCATGGAAGCCGTCGCCTGGGACTCGCCCGTCCTGAGCTTCGTCATCGAACGGCACGGCGGCACGGTGATGGGATCGACCAGGGCGGAACTTCAGCACTGGCAGGTCGATGTCGAGAAGAAAACGGCCACGCTCGTTAAGAGCGGCCACCGGCAATTGAAGTCGATGGCATCACGACTGTCGGTCAAACAGATGGCCGAGGAAATCGTCGTCAGCATTCTCAACGACGAAGACGACGACTGGCTCATGCGTCTTAACGATGGAACCGTGAAGATTCTTGTATCGAAAATCTTTCCCACGGGTTCCGGCTTCAAGAGAACCGTCGGGGGCAGACGAAAGCGCCTTCTCCAGTACGTTGGTGCGAAACTGGCCGAGAACGGCTGGCTTGAGGTCGGCACGGGGCAGTTCCGGCGCTCGGCTGATTTCCAAAGCGAGCATGACCACCCATGACCCTTCGCCACCACTTCCTCGAAATCAAGCAACAGTTCTTCCCCCGCTGGGATCGAGTGAACCTCTGGCGGGTCAGCACGAGGTCGAGGCGAAAGGTGCATGGTCGCTGCGACCCGGAGCGTCGGGTGATCGAGATCGTGGTGCAGTACACCGACCCTGACGAGCGGGACCGGCTGCTCATCCACGAAATCTGTCATGCGGTGGCGAGCGGGGGCCACGGGAAAGTGTGGCAGAGCCGCATGGAGAAAGCGGCGAAGAGAGCGGACGAACTCGGGCGGCACCAGCTTGCGAAATTGCTGCGGCAGGAGATCGTCAACTACCAAGAGGCAACAGAAGGATTGGAGCACGCCTACCAGAATATTGAAGATTGGCTGGCTCTTGAACCCGATCTCACTCTGGCGCAGGTCAAACGCTCATTGGCCGATCTCCACGGGCTGCTCGTTTCCGAGGTTTGCACGAAGCTGAAACGCACCGAGAAGGTTTTTCGGGCAGCGAAGCGGGAAGCGCTTGAAGAACGGGCTTTGAGGGAGGCGTGGTTGAGCAGGAAGGGCCATTGACGACTGTTCGAAGGTCGTGTCCGCAGTTTCCGCTAGCTCATATTCTTCATCGAACAGTCTCCGTCAGCGTATACTCAACTCCCTGAATATTGCCCGTCAATTCCACCGTACCGGGCGGTTTGGAAGCGTCATAGGGCAAGCTGGAAAGCGTAGTGATGTCTTCTTTCCCCTTGCGCTTCAAAACCGAAATGGCCAGCCGTCTCACCGTCCCGTTGCTGAATTGAATCGTCAGTGTCGCTGTCCTCACCATTCCGCTGGCAATCATTACGCAGTCAATTCTCTGGATCACTTCCGAAATCTTCAATTTCAGTTTCGCCCGGATCGGCTCGCCTCCCTTTCTCAACAGCGTAGCCAAGGACTGCGTATCCTGGAACGCAACGTAACTCGCCGCCGTCAACTCTCCCTTGATCCGTTCGATTTCCGTCTCGTGCTGAACGATTTCGTTTTCCAGTTCTTGAATTGCTTCCAACAGGGGGTCAATTTCGCCCCGTCCCTTCAACCGTTCCTTCAGTTCGGCCATGCGGTCCTGTTTGCGCTGCATTTCGTGAGTGATGACGGCAATCTTGTCCTGTAGCTCTCCCCCTTTCTTCCCTTCAAGGTCACTGGCTTTCACTTCCGTCAAATACTTCAGGAATTGTTCTTCAAATTCGTCGTAGGGAAAACTCACCCACGGGGTGATTCCACCCACGGCCAACGTCGGGACAAGCCAGACACCCTTCCCAGTTCCTTTGTCAATCCGCTGGAACTGGGAACCATCCGGTCCGATCAAAAGACCAGTGAACAGATTGGAATAGAGTCCGATTCTCCCACGTCGTTTGTTTTTGTGAGAAGCCAAGAGATTTTGAACTTTGGCGAAATCTGCTTCCGAGACGATTGGGGGGTAGTATCCTTCAACCGGATCACCATCGGGTTTCGATTTGCCCCATCCTCCCCCTGTGCCCGGTTGATACTCCCCCAGCACCGTGCGGGAACAAAGAAGTTTCCTCACCGTCGATTTGTGCCATTGCTTCCCACCCATCAAGGTCGGGAATTTTTCCCGGTTGAGGGTCTGCACAATTCGGAAGATCCCCACGCCGTCGAGATACAACCGGAACAGTTTCCTGACCGCTGCCGCTTCTTGCTTCTTGACTTGAAACTGACCTTCGACCACTTGAAGCCATCCCGGACATTTCCGGGTCATGATTTTTCGGGGGGCATTAGCTTTCTTGTTTTTCCAGTTCGCTTTCCCTCGCTGCGACTTCATCAGGGATTCGGAATTCGCTCGTGCGAGTTCGACCACCACCAGCATGATTTGCCCGGTGTCGCTATCGGCAGTCAAAACGGTTTCGGGATGCAACTGGACGATTGAGATTCCCTTCAGGAGAATCCCCGTCACCATGTGGGTCGCCGCTACCAGTTTGTCCCGTGAAAGCCGGTCGAGTGATTCGACGATCAGGACGCTTCCCGGCTTGACGTGGCCGCTCTCAATCGCCTTTAGAAAGCCACCCAACTGTCCGATTGCTGCATTCGCACCCCTGAACGCAGAGACACCTAAATCATGCAAATTCAATGAAGTGTCCAGACTGTAGCCGTTTCGCTCGGCCCATTGTTCGGACGCTAATGTCTGTCGGCGGAGAGAGTCCCCGTCTGCCTGTTTGGCAGACGAGAAGCGAATATAGCTGTAGCAAACGGGTTTCATGGTTATTTCTCTCCCTGTAAGTACCACGAAATCAACGATTTGTAAAATCGTGGGGAAATGGACTACGAGAGAGTCGACTCGTGGAACCCGCGCCACGGCGGCGGTGGAATCAGCCTGACGGAAGCCGCCGGCGCAGTGGACACGGCCCTCTTCTCGAACATTACCGGCCAGGTCGTCTACTCCCGCATCCTGCAGGCCTTCGCCGCCGAGGAATACGTTTTCTCGAAGATCGTTCCCAACATCCCCACGCAGTTCAACGGCGAGAAGATCGCCGGCATCTCGCGGATCGGCGACGAGGCCCAGGTCGTCCCCGAGGGGCGGCCCTATCCGCTGGTCGGCGTGAGCGAGGATTACATCCAGACTCCGCAGACTTTGAAGCGCGGGATGATCGATGCCCTCACGAAAGAGGCGGTTTTCTTCGACCGCACCGGCGTGCTGCTCCAGCGCTGCGGCGAGGTCGGCGAGTTCCTCGGGCTCAACAAGGAGAAACGGCTGATCGACGCCGTCCTCGATCAGAACGTCACGACGCACCGCTACAACTGGAAGGGGACGACGTACGCCACCTTTCAGTCGTCGGCCCCGTGGATCAACGTCATTGGCAGCGGCAACACGCTTACTGACTGGACCAGCGTCGATGCCGCCGAGCAGGTGCTGGCGTCGATCCACGACCCGTGGACGGGCGAGCCGATCATGATCCAGCCCAAGGATCTGATCGTAACGCGCGGCAAGCTGTACACGGCCCGCCGCATCGTGACGGCGACCGAAATCCAGGTCGTGACGCCGGGCTTTGCCACCGGCGGCAGCCCCACCCGGACGATGACCCCCAACCCGATCCAGGGCTACCGGATCATCAGCAGCCAGCTCCTCGGCGCGCGGATGTCCCTGGCCTCGGAACCGACGACCGACTGGTTCATCGGCGACGTGGCCCGGGCCGTCAACTACATGGAGAATTTCCCGCTCACCGTCGTCCAGGCGCCGACCAACAGCGAAGCCGAATTCCAGCGCGACATCGTCGTGCAGTGGAAGGCCAGCGAGCGCGGCGCCGCCGCCGTGGTCGAACCGCGCGTGCTGGTGCGGTCGTCGCAATAGAGACCGCATCCCTTGCAAGAATGGCGAAGAGGCAAGCCCTGTGTGAGTCGGCCTGCATCGGGCTTGCCTCTTCACGAGCGAAACCACCAGCGAGCCGCACCTCATGTCCGACCTTGAAAACCTTCTGACGCGCCGTTCGAACGTGATCGCTGAGCTGGCGGCGATCAATTCGTCAGCAAACGGCGGCAAACCTTCGTACACGATCGACGGCCAGACGGTCGATCACGTCGCCTACCGGAAATCGCTTTATGAAGAGCTCGCCATGCTCAACCGGCAGATCGCCATCATGCAGGGGCCGTTTGAGGGAAGGAGCCGGGGAGTGACGTGACGAGGCGAATAGTAATTTCCCCCCCTTCGCAAGGGGGGGCAGGGGGGGTGGGGTGAAGATGTTTACGAGCGTCCCTTGCCATTTGCAACTTCAATACACGTGCTAAAAAACGTCGAACGAAGAGAACGCCAGTGAAACGGTCACGAATCCCGTAGCGCCATCGCCGAGATTGCCGAGATGATCAACAGAAACAGGCTCAACGCCAGCCACCAGTTCGAAGCCCGGAAGAGCAACGGCGCCACCGCGCACGCCGCCGAGGCGACGAAGCCGATGACGATTCCCGCCATGATGATCCGTGAAGGTTGCGGCGTCTGCCGGCGGCCCGGCACCTCGGGGACCCGTCGGCCAGGAGTTGTCGCGGCCGGAGGTTTGCCGGTCGGAGGTTTGCCGACCGGAGGCCTATTGACCGCGGGACTGCTTGCCGCGGGTCTGTTGACGGGAGGCTTGCCCGCCGCAGGTTTGTCGGCGGAAGGTTTATCGACGGGGGGCTTGCTGCCCGTGGGTTTGGGAGGGGGAGTGCTGCTCATGGATGCTCGAATTGATTTCGACGGGCGGAGGTGCACCTTCATTGGACCCGCCGCCGTATCGCCCGTCAAGAGGGAGGGCGACGGCAAAGAAAAATCCGAAATCCGAATGTCTAAGGAAATTCAAAATCCGAAATTCAAAATCCGAAATCTGCCTGCGATTTGCCCCTTTTGAGCTTTTGACTTTTGTCTTTCCTTAGACATTCGAGCTTTGACTTTTTCGTTTTCGCAGAGAATCCACCATGTTCTCCACCGACATCGCCGGCGACTCCCTGACCTTCGACGGGGGCCAGCCCGTCACGCTCAATCAGAAACGGGCCGGCACGGTCACTCCCGTCAGTGTCCGGAACGCAACCTCGAGCCCGCTCACCACGCGGCAGATCGAAGCCCTCGGAGGGGTGGGGATCGTCGGAACCGAACGCAACTGGAGCCTGGCGGCCAGCGACGTGGGATCGGCCGGTGTCCAGCCCGGTGACGTCCTCGATGACGGCGCCAATCGCTGGACCGTCGTCACCGCCGACCTGGCCACGCTCGGCAACCGCTGGCGGTGCGTTACGAGGAGGCAGGTGTGACCCGCAAGGCATTGGGACACAGACAAGGAGACAAGGAGAGGGGGAGACAAGGAGAACGCCCGGCGGCTCAGCCGCCGTATTCTCCCCCCCTTCGCAAGGGGGGGCAGGGGGGGTCGGGTGAAGTTGTTGATGAACGTATCGCGCCAAATGCAACGCCAATCCACATGTCAAGAAACGTCGAGCATCGAATGTCGAACTTTCAACGTCGAATCCCGCGCGTCACAAGCGCGACGGAATCCGCTCCGGCAGGAGCGCGCCGCATTCGACGTTCAGCGTTCGATGTTCGACGTTTCGTGTTTATAAGCCCATGACGCCAGCATCTCACGTTCCGAGCCCCGAACTTCGCATTCCAAACTCGAATACCACGCCACCCCCCCTGCCCCCCTTACGAAGGGGGGGAGACGTCGTCTCTCCTTGTCTCCCTTTCTCCTTGTCTCCCCCTCTTCCCTCAGAAACCATAGCGGCGCCGCGGCGCCGAACCAAATCAACCGAAATACAAAGCCCGCAGCACACCATGCCCAACGCCATCCTGTTCGACATTCTGAACGCGGTCCAGGCCGCGACCGCCGGGCGCGGGCTGAGCGGGATCAGCTCGTCGAATATTCTTGTCCAGAAAGTGCCGGGCAATCGTCCGGCAGATCTTCCGGCACAGCAGTTCCCGGCGATCGTCATCGCCCCCTTTGGCGCCGAAGGGCTCGATCCGCAGGCCGGCACGACCTCGCGCGACGATGTGGTCTACAAAGTCATGGTCGCGATCCTGGCTGCCGACGACGGCGACCAGCAGGCGAACTTCAATCAATACCTCACCTGGCGGCAGTCGATCCGCGCCCTTTTTCACGATCAGCCCCTCGCGGCCCTCTGCTTCAGCGTCCAGGTCGAGCCTCTCGACATCGTCGATCGCGACGCCTGGCTGCAGCGCAACCTCTTCGCGTCGGGACTCGTGCTCAGGTGCTTTTCACGGGAGGCAAGGGGATGAATTTGTCAGTTGTCAGTTGCCAGTGGTCAGTCGTCAGTGGTCAGCCGGCGGTAGTCACAACTGACAACTGACCACTGACAACTGACACTCGGCAATAAACCTTTCCAAACGAACGGAGCAAAACATGACTGCCAGCATGGGGAGTCAGAGTCGATTGTCGATGGCGGCGACCGGGACGGCGATCGGCTCATACTCCGAAAGCTACGAATTCGTCGGCGAGAGCCTGGCGAAGACGCAGACGATCCTCGATACGGCGGGAATTCGCGGCACCCGATCGCATCCTGCCGAACGGACTCGCGACGGAACTTATTCCGTCCAGGGAACGATTCGTTTCCACTGTTCGAAGGGACTGCTCGATCTGTTGCTCCCCCGCATTCTCGGAGGGGGCTCATCCCCCACGTACACGCTGGCCGAGACGCTCCCCGGTTTCGACGTCCTGCTCGAGCGCGTCGCCAGCCGCTTCGTGTACGGCACCTGCAAGGTGAACCGGGCCGTCTTCAAGGCCCGGGCGTCGGGGCTGTTGGAGCTGGCCCTCGAACTCGTCGGCGAAACCGAAACGGTGAGCGCCACGGCCTTTCCCGCCATCGCGCCGCCGACCGACTCTCCTTATATATGGCAGGATTGCGTCGTCACCCTCAACGCGACGCCGCGGGTCGTCACCGAATTTGAGCTGGTGATTGACAACCACCTGCGGGCCCGGTTCTCGAACAGCCAGACGGCGTCCGATCTGTATCCCACCGATCGGACGATTGGCCTCAAATGCACCGTGCCGTTCACGAGCGATGACACCGACCTGTACGGCGGCAACACCGGCGGGGCCGCGGCAGGAACGCTCGCCTTCACCAACGGCGCGCACAATCTCACGTTCACCCTGGCTCAGATCCAGTTCCCCGACAACTCCCCCGTGGTCGCCGACAAAGGCGAAATCTTCCTGCGCCTCGACGGCACGGCGAAGAAGAGCGGGAGTACGAGCGAGCTGGTGGTGGTGAATAACTGACGACTCCAAATCCGAAATCCAAATGCCTGAGAAATGACGAAAAGCAAAATCCGAATGTCTAAGGAAATTCAAAATCTAAAACCCAAAAGACAGCACTGCATTTTGACTTTTTGAATTTTGTATTTCCTTAGACATTCGAGCTTTGTCTTTTAGATTTCACTCGTCGGATTATCGCCATGCCTTCCCCATTCATCGACGACGGTTACACCCGCGAGGCCCTGCTTCCCGAAACAGATCGGCATCCAGCGGTGCACTTCGCCTATCGCCCCATGCTGGCCGCCGAGCGCCGCCGGCTGGCGCTGCAAACCATGCGGCTTGCGGCCCGCGGAAAAGGGGGACTCGACGCGGCGGCGGAACTGGTCGCGGCTGCCGTTGCCACCCGGCTGGTGAGCTGGGACGTAACGGACGAAACGACAAACGACGCAGAAAGACCGCTCGCGATTGAGCCGGCGACGGTCGCCGCTCTCGAGCCCGAGCTGTTCGAGAAAGTCGCCACCGTAATTACGAGCTTCGACGACGAAGGATCCACCGCAAAAAACTGAGAGTGGGGGTGCGTCTCGTGTGGACCGCCCCCGAAGTTGCCTTTCGAAACTGCGAGCACTGTCAGATGTACGTCTACGACGAAGCCACCGGACACCCATATCAGAACCCGCCGCGCAGCGGGCGGCTGGTCGCCCGTCCGCAAGGGGCGTTTCCGCCGTGCCGGATTGCCGGCGTCGGCTGCCCCAAAGGAACTCCTGAAAACCCCCTCGCGCTGAGCGCCGCCAACCTGGCTGCCTGGCGGCATTACCGCGAGTGCCGGGCGACAGGCCGGTTCCCCGACGACCCGCTCGTGCGCCGCAATGCGGCGATCATTTGTGAAGTCGAAGAAGCCATCGAGCGCCGTCAATGGGCCGAGTTCCGCCATGCGGTGCTCGCGGCACTGCTGGGAAGGAGATGAAAGTAGTAGGCGGGCACCGACCGATAGGTTGGTCCCGTGTGCCGTCGAGCGTCTCGGTCAGCTCCATAACTAAGCAACGGCACACGGAGTGTGCCTGCTACTTCAAGTGTACATTCCAATGTGCCGTCATCCGCAACCTGAGAAGCTTTGAATGTCATACACACGCAGAAAGGTCCGCGCCTTTGAAGTTGACCCCGCGCGTTTGAAAAAAGGTCCGCGCCTTTGATTTCGTCAGAGTGTCCACGATCACGCAAGTCAAATTCAGGAACACGAGCAGGTTAGAAACCTGCTCCACGTCAATCATGCCCGAAACCATAGGCGATGTCGTCTTACGCATGGCGCGGCAGCACCTGGCAGCCGACGGCCGTTTCGATTCGTTGCTGCCGAGCGAGGTCGAAACGGTCAAAGAGCCGCGTCAATCTCTCCCCCCCTTCGCAAGGGGGGGTCAGGGGGGGTCGGGTGAACTGATTTCTGAAACTCCAATTACAGGCGCGCCAGCGCCGGCAAAGCGCAACGAAGACAATGTGCCCGCAAACGACACCCCCAATGACAAACCGCGCGATCGCGCTGCGGCCAATGAGGTCGAAATGGTCAAAAGGGCCGAAGAGCCAGATCGACCTCTCCCCCCCTTCGCAAGGGGGGGCCAGGGGGGGTCGGGTCAACTGTTGTTTGAAGCTCCGATGGCCAGCGCGCCATCACCGTCAGAACGTAACGAAGACGGTATCGCCGCCGCCGACACTCTCGACGACGAACCGCACGATCGCGCCCTCGCGTTCGACGTCGAATCGGCCAATGCGGCCGAAGCATCGAACCAACCGCTCCCCCCCTTCGCAAGGGGGGGCCAGGGGGGGTCGGGTGAAATGTTGTCCGAAACTCCATGGGAAAGCGCACCAGAACCATCTCTCGACGAGAACGGTCTTCGATTCTCAGTATCCGAACGGCCCGATTCGTTCGCGCCTGCGAGAGACGAGCCACAGGAGGAACCTCGATTCACGTACTCAAAACACGCAGCCGGCAACGCCACCCCCCCGGACCCCCCCTTGCGAAGGGGGGGAAGCAAAGACGACTCGGGAGACGCGTACGATTCCGGAATGCAACGCCTGGTCAATACGCTTGCCGAGCAGGGCGGCCAGCTCGAAGACGTCTTGAGCGATCTCGAAACTTCACTGACATCGCTGTTCACGACCCAGTTCGAGTCCTTGAGCCGGCTTTGCGAACAGGCCCGCCAACAGGAACGCCGCTGGGTCGAACAATCCGCCAACCGCCGCGCCATCGTCTAAACAATGTCGAAAGGGTCAAAGAGTCGAAAAGACGTCTCCCCCCCTTCGCAAGGGGGGGGCAGGGGGGGTCGGGTGAAGATGTCCATGAGCGTGCCATGCCATTTGAAACGTAAGTACAAACGCAATAAACGTCGAACATCGAACGTCGAACTTTCAACGTCGAATGCTTCACGTCGCTGGCGCGACGAATACGCTCCGACAGGAGCGTGTCTCATTCGACGTTCGACGTTCAGCGTTCGATGTTCGACGTTCCGTCTGTTTCTCATTCAATTGATTTCGACATCGTTAATTCAACATTCCGAGCTCCAACAGCATTTAACCCGACCCCCCCTGCCCCCCCTTTCGAAGGGGGGGAGAGCTCGTTTGTGACTCTTCGACCTCTTTGACCCCTTCGACTCTTTCGACCTCTTCGACCCCATGTTCCTGAAATACGGCCCCTACACGCACGCACAGAATGAACCGGCGGTGCAGATCGTCAAGCGGGCGGTCTTCTCGCCGCGCGGCTATCGGCAGGCCGTCCGCGAGACCTGGCGGATCGTTGGCGTGCTGCATGCCGCCGATCAGCCGGGGCTGACGGCGGCGATCGTCGCGCTGCGCTCGGCTTACAACGTCAACGGCCTCGACCTGGGAATGTACCTCGACGACGGCGTGACCCTCACCGACCACGTGATGACTTCGGCGGCGGCGCTCGGCGGGACGCGCGTCACGGCGCTCGATTTTCCTTCCGGCGCGGGGGCCGAGTACAGCACCTTTCGCAGTTACTCGATTGCCGTCGAAGCCGACTTTCCTGATACAACGAACAACCTGCTCGATTTTTCCGAGACCCTGTCGTTCGAGGGAACGGGAGGCCCGCGGGTCATCTTCCTCGACACCCTCGAAGGGCTGCCGCAGCCGCAGTTGGCGCAGCAGCGAACGACCTGCCGGGCGCGGCAACAGGGACGGGCCGTGGGGCTGGCGACTTATCCCCCCGTCGCCGCTCCCATCTGGCCGGGCGCCGAGCTGCTCGACCAGCGCCGGCTCGTCGTCCGCTCGCCAAAACGGGTCGCCGGCAACCTGACGGAGTTCGTCGTGGAATGGATGTATGTGTTTGAGTCGGTCAGCACGCTGGCCGGGCTGCCGAATGTTGTGTGAGGTCGAAATGGTCGAAACGGTCAAAAAGTCGAATCGACGTCTCCCCCCCTTCGCAAGGGGGGGCAGGGGGAGTCGGGTCAAGTGGTCTACGTCAGTCACAAATGCAAAACCAAAACTCGACATTGCCTGACAATGTGCTGCACAACTTATTCACTCTTCTCGCCCGGCAATTTGTGCAAACTTCTCCTGCTCGACGGGAACACGAGATTTTCGCGCGAATCCTTATCTGAAATCAAGACGACTGATAGTGGGGTAGTGTCATCAATTAAATAGTACAGGCGGCCCCGTTTGCCATGATTGACTCGTTCGTCGAAATAAAAGTCTGCAAACCATCCGGGACCGACATTGGCCCGTTCCGAGTTCGAAAACACGTACTCACCCGGAGCAAGGGGATAACGATATTTCGTCGAAATACATCGGTCGGCAAACTGTTTGTGTCCCGTCGCTTGGAGCTCGTCAGGCTTCCCGAGCCTCGAGGCGACATCCTTCTTTGTCAGCGTCGCGCCGCGCTCGACGTCATCGATCAGCGCCTCCAATTCCTCTTTTCGTTCGTCGACGGGGTGCGATGCAATGCCCCCCAATTCAAGCTCCGGGCGATAACTGGCCTGCAGCGCCAGTTCTTGCCTGTAGATCGGAATCCAAATCCACAACGCACCGGCAATGCCAAGAAGCAGGAGCAAACCCACTCCGATCCAAATCGGCTTGGCCGAACGGTTCAGGACGGGGCGCGGAGCGGTGGGATCGGTGCTCATGTCTTCAGAATACCGCTGCCGCCTGACCAAGTGAAACACCAACCATCCATTCGTCGTCCGCAACTTTCGGATCAATGACGCAAAAACATCTTCACCCGACCCCCCCTGCCCCCCCTTGCGAAGGGGGGGAGAATCCGTTCTTGACTCTTCGACCCTTTCGACCCCTTTGACCTCTTCGACCCCTCGGAGCCCCCAGCATGTCCACCACCCGCTGGCGCGGTGACGCGCCTGCCGTCGCACAAGTGCAGACAGTGACGATCGGCACGAACGACGTCACGACCACCTACAAAGTGACGATCAACGGCAAGACGGTCTCGGTGCCGGGAGACGCCGGCGGCGCGAACTCCACGGCGACCGATCTCTTGAACGCCCTCAAGGGAGCGACTGTGCCGCAGGAATTCAATGAAATCACCTGGACAGCCGCCACGAATGTCGTCACCGGCACGGCGGCCAAACCGGGAAAGCCCTTTACGCTCGCCGCCAGCGCGAGCGGCGGAACGGGGACGATCAGCACAGCCGTCACCACTGCCGGCAGTGGGCCCAACGACGTGAGCGTCGCCGCCAACTGGTCGGCGGGAGTCCTTCCTGCAACGGGCGACGACATCATCTTCGACAACGGGGCCAGCGATGCCCTCTACGGCCTTGCGCAAAGCGCCGTCACTCCCAACTCGATCACCGTACTCCCGGGCTTCACGGGGAAAATCGGCCTCCCGGCGGTGAATGCCGACAACGCTTCGGCGACCTATTTCGAATATCGGCCGCAGTACCTGCAGTACGGCACGACGGGAGTCGGCGGGACCGTCAACGTCACGATCAACGGCGGCGCCGGGCGGATCAAGCTCGACCAGGGTTCAGCGCCGGCCATCTGGAACGTCCTCAACTCGGCGCAGCGCCTCGAAAGTGGTATTCCCGCCATCCTCCTCAAAGGATCCAACGCCGCCAACGCCCTCAACGTCAACAAGGGGGACGTCGGCGTCGCCTTCTTCGGCGGCGAAACGGCCACGCTTGTCGGCGTCAATGTCGGATACGAAACGAACCCCGCCGGCGATTCGACCGTCTGGCTCGGCCCCGGCGTCACGCTTTCCAACGCGGCCCTCGTCCAGACCGGCGGGAATCTCACCGTCAACTCGGCGACTTCCGGAACGGCCTCCATCACGCAATATGACGGCACTCTCACGCTGCAGAGCGGCGCCCAGACCGGCCTCTCGGTGCTCGGCGGGACGTGCGTCTTCAACTCGACCGGCACCCTCTCGGGGACGCCCGTCATCGGCGGCTCGGGGACCCTCGATTTCTCGCAGGACCTGCGTACCAAAACGGTCATCAACCCGATCAACGTCTACGGCGCCAAATCGAAGCTCCTCGACCCCAACAAGGTGATCGCCAGCCTCGTCATCGACCTCAACCAGCTTGCCAACAGCGACAACCTCGACATCGGCACCAACATCAAGCTCACCCGCGGCACGCCACCGTGACATAAAAACTAAAAGACAAAAGCCGAATGTCTAAAGAAATTCAAAAATCAAAATCCGAAGATCGCATCACTTCCAGCCTTTTGTTTTTTGAATTTGGATTTTCCTTAGACATTCGTGCTTTGATTTTTGATTTCGCCGCTTCGACTCTTTCGACCTCTTTGACCCCTTCGACCCTCGGTTCCCCATGCCTCCCCTCGGCCTCCTCTCCTTCCCCGGCCTCGACCAGGTTCGCTCGTGGTCGTTCACGCTCTCGCACGGGATCACGCCCGACGTGGCGCACGTCGAAATTGCGCCGCAGTTCGGCGTGCCGGCGGAAATCGGGACGATGGTCATTTCCTTCGGGGGCGTCGAGCTCGATTTCCCCGGCTGCGTGCTCGACAGCGCCCAGGTCCGCCGCGATCGTTCCGGTATGGTCGTGCACCTGGCGATTCTCGATCGCCGCTGGGCCTGGCGGTATGGAGCCATCAGCGGGCGCTTCAACCTCCGACAGAAGGATGGCTCGCTCGACACCTCGACCGAAATGCCGCCGCAGGATCTGGCGGCGCTGCTCCTGGCGGCGATGGGTGAAAGCGAATTCGATGTGTCGGGGCTACCGAACCTGGCGCGCCCTGAGGTTGACTGGGTGTATGCGAACCCCGCACAGGAGCTGGCAAACCTGGCCGATTCGCTCGGTTGCCGCGTCGTCCTCGACCTCGACAGCCGCGTGTCGCTCGCGCCCGCCGGGTTTGGGGCCGACCTTCCCGGCACGGGGACCGAACGCACGCAGAATTTCGGAATCGACCCGCCCACCCGCCCCGATTCGCTGCTGCTCGTCGGCGGCGCCACGCGGTTCCAGACGCTGTTCCGGCTCGAGGCGGTCGGTTTGGATACGACCGGCGAAATCGAGCCGATCAACAGCCTCAGCTACATGCCCAAAGAAGGTTGGGGAAACGAAGCCTATCTGGGCTTTTCCAACGTCACCTCTGCCGACAGCCGCGCGCTGGCCCGCCGCACCGTCTATCGCTGGTACCGCATCAAGTGCACGGCCCCGTTTTCGACTGAAGGGCAATTCCAGATCGCCGGTTACGATGGACCGGTGCAAAACCTGTGGCAGATCCTGCCGCTGGAAGACGGGCAGGTTTCAACATACGCCGATGTCGATGGCATCGAGCGGCCCCTCCCTCCCGACGTGGTCGGCATCTACTGGGACCGGTCGCTCGACGCCAACAACATTCCCACCCAGCGCCGCTACCGCGGGCAGTTCTCGATCGACACTGAGCGCGCCATCGTTCGCTTTGCCGAGCCGGTGATGCAGGTCAACTCGGGCGGAACGTCGTTCGGCGAAGCGCAGCTTTACTTGACCGTGGCACACGGCGTCAAAGACCTGGCGACCTTGCAGGACGTCCGCCGCACGTGCGAGCGCGCCCTGCCCGGCGAGCCGAACGGAACCGGTCCGCAGATCGTGCGCCGCGACGACCTCGCGCAGACGATCATCACGCAGTATGATGCGAGCAACAACCCGACCGGCACGATCGACAGCGCTGCCGAATTCGACGCCGAGGCGAACGACTCGCTCGACGCGACCGAGGCCCAATTTCAGACGCTCGAAACCGACGTGGTGGAGTACGCCGGAGTCGTGCCGATCAGTCCCGACGGGGCAATTCAGCAGGTGGAGTGGTCGGGGGGCCTGTCGGGATGCGTAACGCGGGCCAGCCGGAACAGCGAATTTTCGGTCGTCGTCCCGCCGTATCACGAACGCCGCCAGGCCGAGCGCCGCCGCGACCAGCCCCGCGTCACCCCCGCCTCAGCCGCCGCCCTGCGCGAATGGCGCGAACGCAAAGGAGGAAGGTAAGTCATGCGACGCGTGACGGCGATTATGTCGCGAAACCGCAAGCGTACCGGACGATCCGTTCGATCTGCCGTCGAGTTTGACGAACGCCGTTCGCTTGCGGTTTCGCCGCACAAAGTCAGATCACGAAAAACAAACATGCAAATGTCTAAGGAAAATTAAAACCCAAAAGCCGAAATACCGCCTCCTTCTCCCCTCTCCCCTCGCGGGAGAGGGGTCGGGGGTGAGGGGGCGTTTTGGTAATGAAAACCAAAACCCAAGCTGTCCATTTTTGACCTTTTGATTTTTGTATTTCCTTAGACATTCGTGCTTTGTCCTTTTTTCTGTCTCGTCACCAGTAACTGTGGGCGAATTGGGGCTCGGGTAGGTTTCCAAGTTGATGATACAACGCGATTTCAATCGCTGCATAGGTGCGAAAGCCATACGCCTTTTTGGTAGTCAGTTTCG